TGGTTATTAATGAAGAATTAAAAGTAGCAAAAGCACTTGCTGTGGGTGATATAACTCCAAGTGGCACTGATGGTAGGATAGATGCTGAAAACGATGTTGTTGCTTTCTCTTCTTCAGATATTAGATTTAAGAAAAACACAACACCAATTCAAGATTCTTTATTTAAAATAAAACAATTACAAGGTGTGGAATTTGATTGGATACCAAACAAAGAACATCATGGATATGAAGGTCACGATGTTGGTGTAATCGCACAAGAAGTAGAAAAGGTATTGCCTGAAGTAGTAACAACAAGAGATAGTGGATATAAAGCAGTTAAGTATGAAAAGATGATACCATTATTGATTGAAGGAATAAAAGAACAACAAGAACAAATTGATGAACTTAAAAAAGAAGTAGAGGAGTTAAAAAATGGCAATAACTAGCAGTGGTGCAATTTCTATGAGCGACATTAGAACTGAATTAGGTGATTCAGGTGCAATCTCTTTAAAGGAAGCTTCTGATGGTACGATAGCAACTATTAATACAGCTAATGATGCAGCTAATAGACCAGACGGAAGTGCACCGCACGCTATGTCTGAGTTTTATAGTTACGACCACAGTGCAACAAGTGCTGTTTGGGGTACTTTAAATAATTTTTCAATGGCAGCAGGTGATGGTGCAACCGTAACTTCTAATCAACAAATAACATTGATAGGTGGAAGTGGTGATACGGTGGTAACTTGTCCAACTGGATTTTTTGGTGTATTAACTGTTGCGGTAAGTACATCTAGTACACCTAGTAGTGGTCATGCTGCTTCAAAAACAATTGCAATGAGTGGTAATCAAACTCTGTATATGCAGTTTAAAATGGTTGGTGCAGAACGAGCTGGTAATCCTGGTACTAGTGCTAGAAATGTTACTCTAGTTAATAGTGGTGTAACTAAAACAGTAGTTGTAACTTGTATAACTACAGGAGATTAATTAAAGGAGAACAGAAATGTTAACAAAATTTGAAGATATAATAGAAATAACCTTACACCATGAGGGTGGATATGTAAACGACCCGAATGATTTAGGTGGAGAAACCAATTTTGGTATCGCAAAACGCTTCTATCCAGACGTTGATATAAAAAATTTAACGAAAGATGAAGCTTCCGATATTTATAGAAGAGATTATTGGGATAAAAATAAAGTAGATGAGATGCCCGAACAACTCAGACACATATACTTTGATATGTGTGTAAATCAAGGTAAGGGAACTGCAGTCAAAGTTTTACAAAGAGCTTGTAATTCTAAGAAAGCTGGTCTTAAGGTAGATGGTGGTTTAGGTCCTAAAACATTAGGAGCTATAAAAGAATATAATCCGTCTCTACCAAGAGTTCGTTGCTATAGACTGAAACATTATTATGATTTAGTAAACAGAAAACCTGAACAAGAAAGGTTCTTGTTTGGTTGGTATCGTAGAACAATGGAAGTATAAATGGACAAACTTACAGAGTGGTTAACAAAACCTTTTTTAGAGGAAGACATACTAAACGAAGGAGCTAGAGATCCTGGTATCTTTAAAGCTATCTTTTTAGCTGGAGGACCTGGTAGTGGTAAATCCTTTGTAGCACAGAAACTATTCGGTATACCTGAAAAGATAAATGTATCCAAGACAGGTTTAAAGATGGTAAATCAAGACTCTGAGTTAGAAATGTTACTGAAAAAGTACTTTGGTACTACGGATATCGATAATATGCCTGATGAGTTATTTGCTGACCTAACTGGTGTGGATAAACAAGGTAAACCTGTTGATTATGACACAAGCGGATTAAGAAGATTTGCTAAAGATTTAAGTCAAGAAAGATTAAGGTTATACACAAAAGGTAAGTTGGGTGTTATCATAGATGGTACTGGTCATAAGTTTTCTAAGATAAAGAAAAGAAGAAAAGACTTAATGGATATGGGTTACGATACCTATATGGTTTTCGTAAATACAAACTTAGATGTAGCTATGGAACGAAACGAAAAAAGAGATAGGGTAGTACCAGCAAGTATCGTAAAGAAAAGTTGGCAGGATGTACAAAACAATATGGGAGCTTTTCAAGGTTTGTTCGGTGGTTCTAACTTTATGATTGTTCAGAACAACAAAGTTCTTTCAGATGCACAGATAAAGAAACATTTTAAGATGTTGGTTAGTAAGGGTATAGATAAGTTTCTAAAAAAACCACCAAAGAATCCTATAGCTAAAAAGTGGATAAGAAGGGAAAAGAAACATCAAAAGATATTCAAAGATCCTGGTCAATCTAGATTTTTTGAATCCATAAAGATACCAGTAAAGGTTGGTGATACAATACTTACAGGTAGGTTCAAAAATAAAAAGGTAACAGTAAAATCAATAGGAACCGATGACCACGGTATGCCAACTATCAATGGTAAAAAAGTTACTACATTTCGTTTATTAAAAGGTGAGAGTTATAAAAACTTTACTTTTGGTCCTGATTGGATACCAACATCCCTTGCACAACGTAAGAAAATGAAAAAATTACATAATAAACCAAATCGTAGTATGAGAGAAGCTCCTCGTGTACCTCGTAAAAAAGGACAACATCGTGGTTCAAAGTCTCATTCAGATTTATATACTGATGAGAATCCAAAGGGTACAATAAAAGGTTTAAAGTTTGCAACTGTAAAAGATGCTAGAGCTTCTGTATCTAAAATAAAAAGTAGTGGTAGGTCACATGCTCATAAAATACAAGCAGCAGTTGCTATGGAACAAAGAGCAAAGGAGATGGGTAAGGCTTCACAAGCTGCTGTCTATCGTGCATACATCAATAAGATGAAGAAGAAGACCAAAGAGAAAAACGAAGGGTGGTCTGATAAATATAAGAAAAGTATTGATTGTAACAATCCAAAAGGATTTAGTCAAAAAGCACATTGTGCAGGTAAAAAGAAAAATGAAATTGAAATACCATCACCAAGTCGTAAAGGTGTCGAGAAGATGAAGAAAAAAGGCAACACTTCAGTTCCTTATGGTAGTGGTTATGAAAAAGTAAATGAAAGTAAAAAAACAATTGATTCCGTACATAAAATTTTGATAATGCTTGGAAAGTCTCCGAAGAAAGCTTCTGCTATGATTAAAAAGAATTATAAAAAAGTAGCAAAAAAATTTAAAGGAGATTCTGATAGAGATTTAGCAGTGGCTCTTATAGGGTATGATGTTATAGGGGAAAATAATAAAGCTGAATTGTATAAATTATATAGTAAAGCTATGAAAATGATGCCTGGTTCACCCAATCAAAAAAAGATTCAGAAACAAATTGGTATTCTACGAAAAAAATTAGGAATGAACGAAAACAAACAAATTAAAAAGGTCATAGGTGTATTCGGTGGTAGATTTCAACCATTTCATAGTGGACATCTAGCTACGTACAAGTGGTTAGCAAAACAAGTTGACGAAGCTTATATAACTACATCTAATATTAAACAATTACCAAGACATCCAATGGACTTCAAAGAAAAAGTTCGTCACATGGTAAAGATGGGTATTCCAAAAAATCGTATTGTCATGGAAAAGTCACCATACGTTGCTAAAAATTTATTGAAAAAATTTAATTCAGATACTACAGCAGTCGTTTATGCTTTTGGAGAAAAAGATGCTGGTAGATTAAAAGGTGGTACAAAAAAAGGTGGTGGTAAAACTTACTATCAAGAGTTCAATAAGAATAAGAAAAACCTAGAGGGTTTTGAAACACATGGATATATCACAACTGCTCCACAATTTGGTAAAGTTAGTGGAACTATGATGAGAAAATTATTAGGTGACCCGAATGTAAGAGATGACCAAAGGGTAAAGGGATTTAAAAAGGTATTTGGATACTATGATAAAGGTATCTACAATATGATGACTAATAAATTTAGAAAACTATTTGAGGTAATGGATGATTTTATCAAAAATAATGATATAAAAAATATGATAAGTGAATCAACTACTGCAGGTAGTCCAACGGATGATGGCCCACCAACATTTTACAGAGGTTTTAGTGATTACAAGAAATTTTCTAAAAAGTGGTTAGATGAAATGTACAGAGATACTGGTTGGGAAGTCGTACAATATATTTTAAGTGATGGTGCTACAAATCCAGACTTTGATTATACCTTGAATTATAACGTAGTACCTGCGGTTGCATATGGTCACAAACAATCTGGCGAATATGGAACTAGATTTGGTACAAACAATCCAATAAAATCTTACAAAGATTATATAGAGGGAACTGTACTACATAACATAGGTTATGAGTTGGTAAAATGGATGGGTATTACACCAGATGGTAACGATTATACTGGTGTAGCAGTAGAAACACCTGTCTTACCTGGTATTGGTAATGATAATGTAGGTAATACCGAAAAGAAAAAACTAAAAGAATCAATTAATTTAGATGAAGAGGTAAAGTTACTAATTGAGGGTGGGGCTTATGGACACCTTAATCATCCTTTTGATGACAAAAATCTTACATTTTCAGATTTTAAGACACTAATTATTAATACCTTACAAGGTAAGCTTGATAGTGAGGGAGCAGTTACAGAAAAAACAGATGGTCAAAATATAATGATAAGTTGGAAAAATGATAAACTTATCGCAGCTCGTAACAAAGGACATATTAAAAATCATGGTGCTAATGCTCTTAGTATTGGTGGTATAAAAAGTATGTTTGCTGGTAGGGGTGATATAGAATATGCATTTGTATCTGCTATGAGAGACTTACAAAAAGCTTTAAAGGGGTTAAGTAAAAAACAAAAAGACAAAATATTTGGTGAGGGTAAAAAATTCATGTCATTGGAAGTAATTTATCCTAAAACAGCAAATGTTATACCTTATGATAAATCACTATTACAATTTCATGGTACAATTGAATACGACGCTGCTGGTTCTCCTATTGGTGAGGACAGAGGTAGTGCTAGAATGTTGGCTGGTATGATAAAACAGATAAACCAAAACATACAGAAGACGTATAGTATCACAAAACCATTCATAACCAACTTACCAAAAGTAAAAGACTTCTCAAAAAGACAAAGTTACTTTTTAGGTAAGTTGAAAAAGTTACAAAATCAATATAACTTAGGTGATACTGATACTTTGTCTGATTATCACCAAGCATATTGGATGGAATACATATTTAATGGTGCAAAACAAACTGATTATAAGAATCCATCTAATGAAATTTTGATGAAATTAACAAAAAGATGGGCATTTTTTGATAAATCTTACAAAATTCCTCAAATTAGAAAAGATTTAGAAAAATATCCTAAATTTTTAGACTGGATTTTAACTACAGATAAGATTGACCACGCAAAATTACAAAAACAACACATTAGAGATTGGGAAGTTCTGTTTTTTGAGTTGGGTGCTGAGATTTTATCCAATCTTAGTGACTTTATAGCAGCAAATCCATCAAAAGCAGCTCAACAGATAAGAAAAGATTTAAAATCTGCAATAAACAAGGTAAAAAAGTCAAAAGACCCGAAAGTTTTGAACACATTGAAGACTCAATTAGATAGATTGAATGCAATTGGTGGTTTAAAATCTGTCGTACCATCAGAGGGAATTACTTTTGTGTTCAAAGGAAAATTATATAAGTATACTGGTGCGTTTGCTCCAGCAAATCAAATATTAGGAATGTTAAAATTCGTATAGGAGTAGGTTATGGCAGGATATAGTAAAGAAAGTAAAAGACAAAATGATGCATTGAAGTCAATTTTAGACGGAGGTGCACCAGAAAAAAGAGTACAAGTTGGTTACGAGGGTAAGAAACAAGCTAGTGGTGACCAAATAAGTCCACTATCAGATGTAATGAAAAAAGCTCGTATGCCTTGGTTTTGTCCTAAGTGTGATAAGATAATGAAAAGTAGACATGATAATAAAATGTGGTTATCATTTGGACATTGTTTCAATTGTCAGATAGATTTTGAAAATAAACTTGCTGTAAGTGGTAAACTAGATGAATGGAAAGCTGATAAGGAAAGAAAAAATAAATTAGCGTGGATACGTGACCAAAAAGAAAGTATAAAAGAATTTAAAAAACAAGATGCACCTGAATTTTATCAACAATTTAGACCAGATGGTCATTCTATAGATAAAGAAAAATGGGATATAGACAAATCTGCTATTATCGAAAAAGCAGATGAAGCATTGGAATATTTACAGAGTTTAGAGGATAGTTTAACATAAGATGAATAGAAACAAACAAGGACAATTAAAAGAAGTAATAAAGAAAGAGTACATCAAGTGTGCCTCCGATCCTATTTATTTCTTAAAAAAGTTTTGTTTCATACAACATCCAATAAAAGGTAAAATTCCTTTTAGTCTATATGATTTTCAAGAAAAAACTATAGAGGATTTTGTACAACATAGATTTAATATTATTTTAAAAGCTAGACAATTAGGTATATCTACAATCACAGCTGGATATTCTTTGTGGATGATGACATTTCATCAAGATAAAAACATATTAGTTATTGCTACAAAACAAGAGGTGGCAAAAAACTTAGTAACTAAGGTAAGAGTAATGCACGCCAACTTACCCTCTTGGTTAAAACAAAAA